GCCAACACCGGCTGCAAAATATTCACCCCCTTGTTCGGTCTTCCATTTACCGGCAGCTTGAGAATCTTCTTGTAGTCTTGTTGAAAATAATTCTTGGTATTTAGGATCATCAACTAAATTTTTAGTTTTACGTCCAAAGTCAATTGCAAGATCAGCTGTGTGAGTTGCTTGAATAATTTTCATAGAAGGTTTGTTTCCAATCATCCAAGCTGGTAATAAATAAGATGCAAATTCTGATTTGGTATGTCTCGGTGGCATGTTAACAATTAAACGTTTACAACGCCCTTCAGCCAAATCGTTAAATTTTTCTCCAATAATTTTATGATGAGAACCTTTTATAAATTCAGGCCAAACGTATTTTACAAAACTTAAAAAATTTTTTGAAATTTTTGGCTTAGTGTCTTCTAATTCAACGCTACGTTCTAGCTCTAATAATTGTGCTTGTTCTTCAGGTAGCAAACCCTCATATTTTTTTGTAAAATTTTCGCTATCTTGCATATCACTAATATGTTTTTGTTCTTATAGACTAACTGTCTGAATTAAGCAATAAAGAGTAAGTCTGGGACCCCTTTTGTTTTTTAGGGGGGTTGGGTGTTTGTTTTTGCAATCTGGGGTGGGCCCGCCCTGGTACCTCTATAAAATTTCTGGGGTGGGCCCGCCCAGAATTTGCGAGCTATGCAGTTTATGCATGGGATATTGTGGGAAAGGGTATGCGATTAATGCATGGGATATTATGGGTTATTTATTCATTGTCAATACTTTCTATTGTAGTTCTTGTTGCTTGGTATGGTACTCGTTGCGTTTCTCTATTACTATTCCACTCATATCTATAATTTTCGTATTTCTCTTTCTTAACTTTGATTGGTGTTTCACTTGGTTGCTTAACTGAATATGTGTTTGCAATCTCTTGTCCAAACTTATTTAAGAATTGAAACAAACAATTATTATTACAAAAGTAATTCCAAATATTAGGTTGATGATTTCCATATCTGCCAACTTTTATTTTAACAGTTCGTAATACTTTATTGTCGCCAGTTCCTCGCACCCTCGACTGTGTTTCAATCTTATGGCAACCAGGATTGTGGCACCAGTTATACTCGCTCATTTATACCTCGCAATATATTCTGCCCTGTGGTCATCTAAAACAAAATATCTTCTAGGTTGATTATGATTTTCTAAAGTTTCATTAATCATTTTAATTAAACTTTTAAATCTAACTTTGTATTTAATGTCTTTTTCTTTGTCATAAACATAAACCCATTGATTAATTTTATCAGTCATTTTTTTTATTCCTTTCAAAACTTTCTTCTAATTGTTTTAGTTTGAATAGTTTTATTTCTGCCTCTCTCTCAAAATGAATTGATACAAGAAATAAAACAAAACCAAAAACAATTAGTCCTATACCAATGTATAGGACTAAATTGTAATCTATCATTTATGCCACCTCTTTCGTTAGGATTAATGGTTCATTGAAATCATGTTGAACAATAAAATAATTAATGTTCTTACTTTCTTCCAACAAAGATAAGGCAGATAAAAATTTATTTGCCTCATCTAAAGTGTTAGTAGATTTCTCAACTCTATATTCTGTCGGAAAATCACTATTTTTAATCTTAAACTTTCTCATTATAAAGTATATCATGCGTTTCTTTCTGCTTTGATTGTTATTAGTTCAGTTGCCATACGCCACCCATTTTGATCTAAATCCCAATAGACAAAACAAACTTTCCCATTTTTAGAAATAAATGCTTTGCCAGTTGTGAAGTTGTCATTTGGTTTAGTCCAACAACCTTGCCTCTCAATAAACTTTTGATGTTTATTTGCCCAGTATCTAATTGTAAACTTTTCTGGGATATCTGTTAGGTTAGTTTCTGCTAACTCTAATATATTTTCTTTCGTCATTTTTTCCTTTCTGTTATATCTGGGATATTATATTAAATACCCCAGATTGTCAATAGCTAAATTAAATTAATTTGCAACTGTAGATTGTTGCTCGTATAACAATCTTTCTGCTATTTTTTCTGCTTTAGTTTTAACTCTCTTATTCTTCATGCCTTTAATTCTATCTGCAAGATTTTTAGGATTATAGATAGTCAAGCCAGTAGAGTTAGTTCTAATTATTTCTGCGTCAGTAATATTTAAACCAAGTTCAGTAGATAATTCAATTGCCTCATCTAAATATTTATAACCTCTTAAACCAAGTTTAATTTCTTTCATCTGTTCTAAAATAGATGAAATCCATTTTTGATGTGCCAAAACAAATTGTCCTTTTTGTTTTTTCCAATCTATTAAAAACATATACTCTTGTTCAGTACACGCAATAGACCTATCTCTACAATAATCTCTACCAATTAAATCTAATTGATATTTCTCATTCCACTCTTTGCCATAACCTTTGTCATCATTACCAAGATACTTATTATTATTTTCACGATATTTTGTTTTATGAGGGTTGTTGTCTTTGCCCTCTTGTTCAATTAAAATATCTGGGTTGCAATCTTCTTGTGCTTTTAGTTCATCACGAAACAAAGCATAACCATACTCATTATCACTATGTGAATATGATGAATTATTGTCAACATCTAAACTACCATTTAATCTAAAATCAAAATGACTTTCAATAGTATCTTCTTTAGTTATTGGATTATTGTCATAATCTCTATCTTCTTTTGTTCCAAGATAATGAAAATGGAAACAACTATCTTTTGCAATAGTAGAAACATTTTCAAATTTATCTTGTAGGTATCTTGCTTTCTCTACATCTTCATCTGTATAATGTCGCCTTACTATTTTTTCAGCAACTTTCCACGCATTGTCATTTATGTCAATCTGATCTGCTTTTAGATTGTCATAGTTTTGTTTTTCAATAGTATCTTCTTGTTCAAGATGTACTCTCATACGATTTGCAATCTTGTTCCGATACTCTTGGTTCAGTCTTATTCTGCTCATGTTATTCCTCTTTCTGTTATTGTTTTTTTTATTTGCATTGATTTGAAATTAACACTTGACATTGGGATTGTCAAGTATTATATGGGATATATATTTATTTATAAAAACTTAAATATAACATTTAAGCTAACTTGCAGTTGGCAGTATAAAAACGCAACTGCAGGTTGCATAACAGAAAGGGAAAAAAATTGGTTTAGTTTAGAATTATTCTAAATTAGTGGGACATGAGTTTGGCAATAGGTTTCGAGCCAGTTGCCAAGCGCTGATCCCTGGTCCTATTGTTTGTACGACGATACGAGATGCATTTCGGTAATAGGACCTGGGATCAGGTGTCAAGCTGTCGGAATTAACCGACTATACTACAGGTCGCGAGCCGGGACCGGCTGGCCCAGTAGGGTTGCAAACTGAAAGGCCCGCCTGCAGAGCTTGACAATTGATCCTATATAATATAAGATAACAACAGAAAGGAAAAACAATTATGTCAACAAGAAGTAATATAGCAATCGAAGACCCAAANACAAAAAAGGTGAAAGTAATATATGTTCACTCTGATGGGTATCCATACGGCGTTGGAAAATGTCTGGTTGATCATTATAATAAATATGATTTAGCCAAAGAACTATTTACAAAAGGAGATGCCAGCTACCTAGGGGATACTTTTGATGAGTGTAGTTTNTATGGAAGAGACTGGAACCGCGAAGAGGATTCAGCCAAAGAGTATAGAGATGAGTGGATGTATATGAGAGGTATGCAACATGATGTATTTATAGAATACATTTACATCTTTAAAGATAATAGATGGCATGTAGCAACTCAAAAACATACTAAAGTCAAAGATGGTTACGATAACGGAACTTTGTTTTATTATACCAGATTTGAACCTGTGATCATGAACAAGGAATATATTAAATACAAAGACAAACACGAGAAACACGCTGAAGTTAAGATGATCTCACAAATAGGAAACTTGCTAAGCAAAGCAGGGTTCGACGAAGATAATGTTATGGTTCAGGGTGGCAAAGCTAAAAAATCAAACTAATTCCAATCTGTTAGGAATGGACCAGGGCGCGACAGCGCCCCGGCCCTATTTTTTTAGGGTGGGCCCGCCCGTAAAGTCTCAGGCGCCAAGCTTCAAGCTTGACAGGTCCCAAGCTGTAGGATATTGTAGGATTTAGAAAGGAACAAATTATGTTAATAAAAGAAGCTAAACAAATTACCGGCGGGCTGTCGAAGCCATCGAAGATGCCTGGCCCGGCGTACAACCTGCCGGCTGTGGCATGCATCACCGGGGCCAAGTTGGTCAAGATCCCTGGCAGCGTCTGCGCTGGCTGTTATGCATTGAAGGGCCGCTACAGGTTCAAGAATGTGCAAGACGCCCTGCAGCGAAGGTTGCAAGCGATCACAGGTCCGAGATGGGTTGAAGCAATGACAGTATTAGTCAAGCCGCATAAATTTTTTAGATGGCATGACAGCGGGGACCTTCAGAGCCTGGAGCACTTGCAAAATATTTTTAGAATATGCAGAGCAACACCTGAGACACAGCACTGGATGCCAACGCGCGAAGCGCAAATATTAAAACGTGTTAAGGTTAACGAGGTGCCAAGAAATTTAATTATTAGAATGTCATCACACATGGTAGACCAGGGGCCTGTTAGTTTTTGGCCATGGACCAGCACTGTGGTGAAGAGTGATAAGAGCTGCCCGGCCCAGGAACAGGGAAACGAATGCAAAGACTGTCGACAATGTTGGGACAGGACCATCAGAAATGTTGCGTATCCGAAGCACTAAGACCATGACTCACGTCTGGAGGCACCCGAAATATTACCGTGAACTAAGAGCCCAAGCTCGCAAGCTTACAAGCTCTCAAGCAAACGAACCGAAGGTTCCAAGCCTTCCCCCAAAGGCTCAAGCTTCAAGCCAAAGTTATGAAGAGCCAAGATCCCTGAACCAGGGTACAAGCAAACCTTCCCCTTATCCAGGGAACAAGCAACAAGAATAAAACTATTCTTAGGATGCTTCACGTGGAAGCTTATTTGGTGGGGTGAAAAGGATATTTTATGGGCAGATCTGGGCCT